GGGAACACATCTGGGGGCAATAGTGTCATCACGGAAGCATGTATGGAAATTCTTTTGGAAGAATTGATGGCTCTGGCGACCATGGTGGTTCTGGGGGATGATTCTTTGATCCTTTTGCCGAAGTATATCCAAGGGGTCAAAATCCATTTACCGACACAAGAAGAATTGTTGCAACGAAGCAAAGAAACTGGCTTTGAATGGAAAATTGAGTATTCAGAGGGCTTGCAGGGCACATTTTGTTCAGGGGCTTTCATACCAGCCACAGCTACATCAGGACCTTTCAAAGGTCAACAAACTTTGGTATGGGCTTCCCTTCCTGGCCGATTTTTGTCCAAAGGAGGCATGTGCATGGAGGACTACACTGATACCCCAAATTGGCAAGAGAAATATGTTGAATGGTGGGTAGGAGTTTGCAAAGGTTTGGCCAAAGATTATGCTTTTGTTCCTGTGGTACGCAGGTTGATTGCCAATGTGTTGACATGTGACAGACCTGATATCCCTGTTATCCACCACGAGTTCCGGAAACATGCTGAAAATGATTTTGAAAGCAACGATGAAACAATGGCATGGTTCAATGATCGTTATGAAACTTGTGAAGAAGAAGTGGCACATTTAGAAGGTAGGATTGGTCCATGGTGGGACGAAGCCGTCTGGGATCACCCGTTGGTGCAGCGCATGGTTGACAAAGATTGTCCCTTGGACCCTGAGAAACCGGGTCATCGCTCTTGGAATGATCAAGTTGGCATCCACAATAGTGACTATGTGTGGAACTTGTTGCGGCAGCATAAGTGTGACCGGCCCTCCTACCTCTTGTGTTCGTTGAATGTGGCTCAGATAAGCAGTGTTCTAACCTATCCTTGGGTTCTTCCTATGATCTGCATTCATCGTTGGGCGTGGCAGGCTGGAGTCAATATCCCCCCAGCCCTTCTTACTACGATCATAGCCCCTGTTGTTGAAGAAACTGTGAACAGTGTTCTGTTTTGGGGCCGATCATGGCCCTTGGGCATCTGTGAATATTTCAGTCGCATGGCCCCAATCAACTTTGCCCCACCTTTTTGTTTTGTTGCCCTTCTTCCCATGGCCCTCCATTGCTCGTGGAGTGGACAATCATTTTGGAAAAGAGTGTTGTTCCATGCTGTATGGAACTCGGTTGTGTGGTCCATGGAATCAAGACCACCACCGGCCCCCACTTGAAGGGGGTTTAATTTCAGGCGCCACATGAAGTAGGGGAAGAATCCCCGGCGCCCTACTGTTTCCCACAATTAGTTAGGGAAAACATTTATGCCCCCGGCAAATACCCAGTTGGAGGGGGGGCTTTATTGTCCAAGTACAGTCACGAAATGTAAACGGGGCTTGGCACGCCCCCCTTTGACTGGCCCTTTCTGGAAAAACCTGTGTTTTGTTCCGAGTCGCTATTGCCACTCCTTAAAAACACAATGAACAAAGAAAAAGAAACAGTGACAGTCTCACTCACCCCAGAGAAAGCTGGCAGGAGAAGACGCCGTCAAAGAAAACCATACCAGAAAACAATGTTGAAAACAAAAGTGAGAAACCCACAAAAGATACAGGAAAAACTCGTCACCAAGGTGAAGAATGCCGACAAGTTGGTAGAGTGGAAAGATCCACTACACAAGGGGCGCCGTGTCACACGATCATACAAACCCAAAGGTGATAACGGAGTTTTACAAGTCATCGAGGCCATAACTATGCCCGCCGATTCACCCAATGTTCGCCTTGGGCGTGGATGGGGTGATGAACCTACAGGGGTGGCCACTCTTATTGATCGGCCACAAACAAGCTTTGCAGGAGACGTTGGTAACAACGGCTTTGCAGCGGTCTTTAGGCACCCCTTACGAGCGGCTGTCGTTCAATGGGCTCAAAGTGATGTCCTCCCTTGTCGCTATCGCCTTGTGCAAACTCTTGAAATTGCAGAGTCTGATTCCTCCTTTTTCGACCGACCTCTTAGGTTAGATGGAGGACCAGGGTTTCATGGATCAATCCTTTATCCAGGCAAGTTGAATGAGGCTGATGGCCACGCCGGGTATTGGATGAATGTTGGTGACAATGTTGTCTTGAACATGTTAACAAGCTTGGCAGGAGAAATATGGGTGTTTGAAGTCTGGATGTGGGGCGGAGGAAAATGGGTCAATAAATTTAATAGCAACTGGTCTCCGGGTTCTGGGGGCACAACAGTGGCCTCTTACACCCACGATTCCTCCCCTGCCTACATAGCGTTTAGTATCTCTATGCCTGGAGGTCGAAATGTGAATAGTTACCTTAAAACGATCAGGCTAGATCTTAGTATAGGATCGGCTCCTGACACAGGGCAGCGATATTATTCTCACCTAAGTTTGCCTGACCTTGACAACAACATCCCGTCTGTTAAAAACGTGAAGATCAATGGGGCATCGCTTATGTTTACAAACACCAGCAACGCTTTGGCCAGAAATGGTAATGTTGCTATGGCTCAAGTTCCAGCGCGCAACTCTTGGGAGAACTACGTAGGTTCCCAAATTTTGACGAAAATGAATCCTCAGCGCTCCAAAGTGATCGAGGCCAATGAAGGGGCTTATTTGTTTTTGAAACCATCCTGTATTGAGGATGTCACTCAGTTCTCCAATGCTTACACCCTTGTGGAACCAGATTCCTCGCTTCAACCTCTCGTTGATGGAGGCACAGATGCAGAGTATGAAACGGCCTTCTTCAAACTTCTGGAAGACAATGAATTTATTGTCATGGATTTAGACATCCCATTAGTGGGCACAACAGAAAATCGAGCTGGGTATTGGACTTTAGCCTATAAAGTGGAGTTCAATTCTGATGATCGCTGGCGGGCTCTCCAAATTGGACAGATACCCGAAGCGGACATTACATCAGCCCTGGCTTTGGTCTCAGCTGCCCCACAATTCCACGCCAATGATTTTCATATTTCAGACATTTGGAATTGGATTAAGGATGCCGCCAGTACAGTAGTGAATGGTATAATGGAGTATGGACCCACTGTTTTGAAAGTGGCAGGCACTGTGGCTCCCCTCCTGGCCTTGTTATAGGCTGGAGGGACGGCGCCCTATAAAGTAGGGGAAGAGACCCCGGCGCTATACTAGGAGCCACATCTGAGAAAGGCTCAAGGTTTGTTCCAG